ATATTTAAAAAAAGTGTTGACATATTGTTAACAATATGTTATTATTAAAGTACCTCGAAGGAAGGAGGTGATAAAATGAAAATCCAATTTATAATTGTAATTGGTTCTTGGTCGTTCTCGATTACAATTACTAAAAAAGATAAGTAATTTATCCCCCTCTCCCAGAGGGGTAAAACTAAGAGTGATAAACTCTAAGCCTTGACACTTAGATTATATCACTTCTTAAATAAAAAATCAAGTAAAATCAAGGAGTGATGAAGATGTTAAAAGAATTAATGAACCACAATGAACTAGGAGTAAAATTTTATAGAGATGAAAATGGAGTAATCTTTGTAGAAGATGAAAAAATAGGAGTTACTTTAAAATTAACTGTTTATGAAAATATTTTTATGTTTCACAGACAAGAAAATGATGTTGAAGCTATTAAAAGACACATAGAAATAGCTAAACATTATGATGAAGTAATGGCAGGGACTTGGAGACTAGAAACAGAAAGAAAGTTCACAAGAATAAGATAAAGGAGTGGTTCAAATGAAGAAAACAAGAAGAGAAATTTTAAAAGCATTACAAAACAACGAAATTAAAATAGTATGTACTCACTTAGATAGTGGGTACTGCTCTCAAGTAAAAACACCATTTACAGTAACTGGAGAATATAGAGAACATTTAATTAGAATGTACAATCAAAATAATAAAATGTTTAGAGTTCAAGATAACAATAAGTTTAGTTGTTTATATGATGATTACATAATTGAGGGCTAAAAAAGCCCCTCATAATTTAAGGAGGGTAAAATGGAAGAAAAGAAAAGAAAAGGGTACAAAACCCAAGAGCAACAAAATAAAGCAACAAAAAGATACTTAGAAAAAAATGTAGTTGCTAGTGTAAGAGCTGACAGAAGCCGTTTAAAAAGCAGATGTCTAAAATTTATAAATGAATCTGCTACACTTGATGAACTAAAAGAAATTAAAAATATAATAAACGAAAAAATTGAGGAGGCAAAAAATATGGAAGGATTTGAAAAACTAGGAACAGGATGGTTTGCTTTAAAAGATAATGGTGTAGATGTTTATTTAGTAGCTTTAAAAAAAGATGTAGTAATTGAGCCAAACACAATGTGGGGAACTTATATGGCTTATTTAAAAGAAAATGCTAATTGTTTGACTGAGCAAGAATTAAAAAAGTATTTTCTTGATAAAACTGGAAAAGAATATAGTATAGATGAACTTAGAAAAGCAAGTACATATAAAAAATATTTAGATGAGTTAGTTATTATGAATTTTGCTTATGCTAATGATGAATTTATAAGAACAACAAGTGAAGTTTTAAAAAATTTTTAAAAAATTAAAAAAACTCTTGGTATATTGAAAGAAAAGATGAGTTTTTAAAGCTCATCTTTTTTTATATCTCCAACTTCATCAAGAATCTTTTTTATTTCCTCATTTTCATATCTTGTATTTTTGGAAAATATAACTATTCTACCATCTTTGACTTTTATTCTATATTCTCCATCTCCCAGCTTATGTATAAGCTTCGGGATATATCTAATTCTTACCAATGCCATCTATTATAATTCCTCCACTTCTATTATAAAATAGTTCTTCCCAACTCCTATATGCTTTGTTGCCTCTATCTTGTCTATCTGTTTATCATCTACATATAGAAAGCCTTTGAAACTGTCTAATATAGCTTTAAAATAATTGTCTAAATCTCTTGTTCTTTTATCTGCAAAATATAAATCTAGTTTAACTTTTACAGATTTTTCATAAGTTTTATACTTGTAAAGTTTTATATAGTTTTGAACATTGTCCCTGAACTCTCTCCCAGCTTTTGATAAGTATTGTCCTCCATTCTTTGCTATTCTCCAGTGTGTATTCATTGAATCTGGCTTGTATGGTATTGTATAGCATTGCTTCATCTCATCACTTCCATATTAACATTGCTATTGAAAGTGCTTCTAAAATACTAATTAAACCTAATACAAGAATTATAACAATAAAATCTTCTAATCTTACTTTTGTAGAATTATGCTTATCTTTTTCTTTAAAATAATCATCTTTCCATAAATTAGCTTCTAGCAAATAATATTCTTTATCTTTTAATGCTTTTTCTCTTGCTTCTCCTGCTTCTTTTGCTTCTGATATATAAAATTCTCTTTCAGATTCCAACCTTTTGTTTCCAGTGTTCAAAATCTCTATTTCTTCTTTTAAACTATCAATTTCCTTAACATAAGCCTTGTTGTCTTGCTTATTATGTCTTAGATTCTTAACCAGATTTAATAAATAATCTTCACATTCTTTTATGTTATTTAGCTTAGAAGCATTAAAAGTAACTCCAGCTTCTTTATTAACTCTTGTTATAAAAGTTCTCAAATAATCCCTTGTTTCTATTTTTTTTATTACCATCTGTTCCTCCTGTATTTTTAATTTTTATACTTCAAAAAATGTTTGATTTTTCTTATAATACTCATATTTCATTACTCCAAGTTGGCCCTGTCTATTCTTCAATATTTGTACTTTCATAAGTTCTTTATATTCAGTTGTTGTTGGCTCTGTTGTTAGCCCTAAGATAGTTGAGGCATCTTGTTCTATTTGCCCACTTTCTCTGAAATCTGCAAGGTATATATCTTTGTCAGCTCTTTTTTCAATCTCTCTTGATAATTGAGAAAGCGCAATAACTGCTATATCATAATCTTTAGCTATTTGTTTTAATCTTATAGATACATCAGTTATTTGTTCATATCTTTTAGAATTTACATTAGATTTTATTAATTGCAAATAATCCACAACTATATAATCAAGTCCATTTATTTCTTTTTCATTCTTGACATACTCCTCTAATTCATCAATTTTAAAGTTTCCATCATAAAGAATTAAATTACTTTTTCTTAGCAACTTCTTGAATAAAACATTAACTAACTCTTTTTCATCTGTTGTTAGCTCCTTAAATTTTTCTTTGTTTGTTAGTTTATCGAGTTCTATCCTAGTTTGATTGCTGATAATTCTTTGTGCTATTTGCTTTAGTGGCATTTCTAAACTAAAAAACAAACCTCTTGAAAATTGTGCCATCATAAGTGCTATATATAGAGCAAAAGCAGATTTACCAACTCCTGGTCTTGCTCCTATTACGTGTAAATCTCTTTTTGTGAATTTTAGGTATTTATCAAGTCTAAATTTACCAGTCTTGACTACTTCATTTTCTTCTAAACTCTCATAAAACAAACTTTCAAGGTCTTTAATATCAGCTACTTTAATGCTTTTATCATTTTCTTTTACAACTTCCGAATGTAGTTCATTGATTTTCTCTTTTATCAATTCATTTGGAGTGTTAGAAAGTTCTATAATACAGTTTTTATAGTATCTGTTTTCAAGGACTTTTGTATACTTGTCTATATTTTCTTCTAGTACTACAATTGGTAATTCAAAAGCTTCTGCTAAAAAGCTTTTATACTCATTTTCTTCCAGTAAACTGTCAACTGATAAATTTTTCATTTCATAAGTCTTATATTTTTTTATAAAACTTTGAACTAAACTAGAAAAATATTTAGTTGGGACATTTTTTATTTTGTTTTTACAAGCCATATCGCTTGATAAATATAGCATTGATACTAAGGCTTTTTCTTCATAGCATATAGTGTCAATTTTCATCTTATACCAACTCCTTATATGCTTCTTTTGGCTTAGTATAGTGACAGGTCTTTTCTTCCTGCTGGACTTCTTTTAACTCCCAATCATCTTTTAAAGCCTTGTATAAATAGCCATCTGCTTTATTATTCTTATTACAAAACTCTATAACAAATTTAATACGCTCAATAGGTTTATTGAGTTTTATAATGTCATATACTTTTATTTTTCTTACTCCTAACAACATTTTTATTTCTTGTTGTAATACTCCGTTAGAATTAATAACAACTTTTTCTTGCTCCTGGTCCTCTATTATATTTTCTAAATTATTATTAGTTATTATTAATCTTGTATTATTAATACTTGTATTATTATCCTCACGATTTTTCGTGATAGGGGTATCATTATTTTTCATGATAGGGTCTACTTCTTTTTCGTGATAGGTATCATCATTTTTCGTGATAGGGTCCGAAATATATATTCTTCTTTCTTTTATAATTTTAGTTCCAGCTTCATATATTAATTTTGTTTTTATATATCCTGCTTTTTCTAAATC